CCCTCACGGGGCCGCCTGCGACTCGTTGTCGCAGCCCATCTCCCACGATGGAGAGCTGCGGTGCCACGATCTCTTCCTGCGATTCAGCAGTCCTTTGGTGCGTATATCCCTGTTGGGCACTATACGCATCCTGGGAACCAAGAGTCAAAGCCGAGAGATTATCAGTACCGCGCACTGTTGATCTCGCAACCTCACTTCCGGCTACCAACGGGTGGCTGGTCCGGCGGCGGGCCGTTCTATCAAGAGGCGGCTCAATTGCGTCACACGGGTGTGTGGCTCTCGACTCCCTCGTGGTACTACTTCGGGGTGCAGTATGGGCCTACGCGTTCGTTCGGCGCAGGTGAGCTGACTTTGGATGGTCCGCCTACCTACGGAGGCCCTCTTAAGGGGGGCCTGGTCGGTCATCGCGTTCAAGACGCGCAGTCCGATCTGCGAAATCTCCAAGGTGCTAACTACACTAAGGGGATCCTTCGTACACGTCCGGGTGAGAGCGAGATAGGCCTCGGGCAGTTCCTCGCGGAACTCCGAGACCTGCCGAGTGTTCCAGGTCGTTCTTTCTTGGAGGCTGCACGCCAGGTTCCTTGGAAGGGCATCGTGCCCACCATCCGGCGCGGATTTGACAAGTTCCTCACGGCCTCGGCCGCGGAGCTTCTCAATGAAGAGTTTGGGTGGAAGCCGTTCGTCAAGGATCTTCGCGATTTTCGGGCGCTTTGCAAGCGGATCGATACGTCGATCCAAAAGCTAGCATCCGAGAATCACAAGAATATCCGAAGACGAGCTGGCCTCGGCCACACTCACCTCCTTGAGCACCGGCCAGGGTCGCCATCGACGGCGCCCTTCGCCGCTTGGGGGTGCGGGGGATATGGAGCGTTTGCCGGTTCGTCCGGCCATACGACTCTAATCTCCGTGCACAGGGTTGAGACTAAGACCTGGTTCTCGGCCGGCTACCGGTACGATATCCCGGACACTTCGTCTTGGCTCTGGAAAGGCAAGGCGGCTGCGGTGCTGTTTGGGGTCTTCCCAGATCCCAAACTGTTATACGAAGCTACGCCTTGGACTTGGCTCGTCGACTGGACGGCGGATTTGGGCGACATCCTTGCCTACTTCTCGCCGTCTGCCGTCGACGCCCTAGTCACGCGCTACGCCTTCACGATGCGTCTCTCCGTCGATACACTGACGGTGACCGCAGAGACGTCGCTTGATGAGGCAGACTACCCGACCAAACGGTGGCCTGCCGCCCGAGCCAACTTTAAATCGGAACGCCTGTGCGTTACGAAACAAAGAGGCTTCGGGTGGGCTCCATTCGGATCGGTGTTTCCTCAGGGCGCTCTTACCAAGCGTCAGGAGGGGATACTCGCTGCGCTCGGCACTTCCCGAGTGACGACATTCGACTTCTAACTGAGGTTGGGTGTTGCAACAGTCACAAGCGCTAGGATCCAATTCCTGTGGCACTGCCTGATCCGCTCGTGCTGACCGTCTCAGGTGTCTCGAAGAACGTCCCGAAGATCAATGACGGCTCATACCGTCTGATCGACGGGGCGAACACGTACACCGTCTCGATCACTACGGAGCTGCCCGCGAAGAACAAGCGGAATCGTCTCCGCGTTGCCCTGAAAAGGGATGCGCTGATCGCCGATCCGCTCCTTACGGGGCAGAACGACCGGGCCAGTCTGACGGTCGCAGTGACCGCGGACTGGGACCAGAA